GAAGGGACTTCTTACGGTTCGACATAGTCTTCTCCTAGCGATCACAAGGGCCTCGGGCCGGGGCCTCGGGGGCGGGGGGCGGGATCGCTCGCCCCAACCGCACAAGCATCGTACCACGCCCTCGCGCGCGGGGGAATGCGACACGGTGTCGCAATTGTTCGGTTGTGACGCGAACTTTTTGCAACTCCCCCCGACCCGCCACTCATTTCATGAGTGGCGGGCGGGACCCGTTTCGGCGCGCAACGCTTCTCCCCTCGCGTATATGTGCCTGCAACGCGCGTCGAATCATAGCCCCATGTTCCGTTCCAACTTGCGCTAGCCCGCGCCGTGTGCTATACTCCTGTCTTCCACCCTCATGGAGCATAACTCATGGATCATAAAGCCGCTGCAGAGAAGGCAGCACACGATAAGGCAGTAGCGGATAAGGCCGCTGCAGAGAAGGCCTACGACGCCAAGGTGGCGGCGGAGAACAAAGCAAAGCATGGTGGTTTGGGTTCCGCAAATTCGACTTCCGAACCGCGCCCCGATCAGCGCCATTCGGGTCCCTACGACCACTTGACCGATGCGATCCCCGACATTCTCTCCCACGAGAAGGTCTGGATTCTCCTCGGCCCGACAGGTGAACCCATTTCGGTTCAGCGCGAAGTGCCCGCTTACGGCGTCCCCGCTATCCGTGGCCGGGTGAACGATCTGTACGACAACACGATGCACCACCTGACGACAGAATCCGGTGCAGAACTGACCGCGAGCATGCAACCCCACCCGGAATTTCGCTTACCGCCAGCGGAAGAACCGCCGCCGGAAGGTGGTGTTCTCGCCGGCAAGAAGCACGGCGACAACGACGACGCGAAGGCCCACGGGAAGAAGTAAATGGCAGGGCCATACGACGATCTAGCGGCGGACTTCCTTCCAGGAGAGACAGGTTGGATTATCGTCGATGAGACGGGCAAGCCAACCCAAATGGTGAGGGAAGTCCCGCCGATCGGAACCCCCGGATTTCGTGTCCGGGTAAATTCTGGCAGACGGTTCGACAAATTGGTAACCATATCTGGTGCCTCCTTGACGGACCAAATGAACACAAGACCAGACATCCGCGTAAGGGCACACCTTGAGTGACGATGATCGCATCCCGAACGATTTGGCCGCTCTGCCGACTATGCCGTACTCAGAGCGGCCAATCGAACTACCACTGGACGTGGAAGAATGTAGGACCGCCATTTGGATGGCCGCCGGAAATATATCCGAAGCGGCGAAGGTACTCAAGGTATCCTCCATTCGGCTACGCAATTTCGTTAAGAAGTCACCTTACCTATCCGCTGAGATGCAGGAAGCAGCTGATAGGCTAGTTGACATAGCAGAAAGCAACGTCCATGATGCGCTCACTGACGAACTTGATCCGAGCCGTCGCGACACGATGTCGCGCTTTGTTCTGTCGAACCTCGGAAGACACCGTGGGTGGGGAACTACCGCTTCGGGAGGTGTCAGTATTAAGAACACCGCTGGTGGAACGGTTATCGTCCAGTGGGCGGATGGATCGGCGTTCGGACAAGAGCAACCGGATGATGCACAGACTGTAAGAGACAACGGTGAGGTCATAGACGTAACCCCAGAGAGGATCGAAAATGCTGGATAAGAGTACATTTGAGTATCTGAAGCCATCAGAAATGCAGATCGCGGACATGACATCATGTCGCGAGGCGGCGGCAGCTTACGCCCGCACTTTGGATTCCGTTCTGAAGGACGGTCCGGACAAGACCTACACCCTCCGGAAACTGCGCGAAGTCGCGATGTGGGCGAATGTGGCCATCACGCGACACGCCGACGGTTCGCCGCGCAACGGAGAGGCACAAAGCTGATGGTGTCCCCGGCTCCGGAAGATAAAGAGGGCAACTTAAAGGCGGCGAAAGAAGCCCGCGACCACGCCAAGCGCACCATGGAACTGATCGGGTATCTCCCGGACAGCTACAAGCGCACGGCGGCGCGAGCAGCCGCCGAAGAGACGATCGCTTATCTCGAAAGGGTGATGGACGATTTCGAATGAGCACTGTGGAAGCGAAGGCCCCGACGATTACCATCCCGTACACTCCACGGGTACATTTTCGGAGCCTGCACGCTTCCGTGGCGCGATGGATATTCATCGTGGCGCACCGACGAGCGGGAAAGACGGTCGCGCTGTGCAACCACATCATCCGGAAAGCCCTCGAGAACAAGCGAACATTCCCGCCGCCGCGATACGCCTACATCGGACCGAGCTTCGCACAGGCCAAAGACCTCGTTTGGGGTTACTTTAAGTATTACACAGGGGTCCTCCCAAGTATAAAGGTGGTGGAAGGCGACCTCCAGATAGTTCTACCCAACGGAGCAATGATCAATCTTTACGGGGGCGCGGCGGCTTATGAGCGAATGCGAGGGCTGTACTTTGATGGGATCGTTGCTGACGAATACCCTCTTCTTAACCCTTCTATGCTCGGCTCTGTTATCCGCCCTTGCTTGGCTGATTATAAAGGGTGGGCCGTAATTTCGGGTACGTCGAACGGCGACGATCACTTCCACGAATTAAAGAAGCGGGCCGAAAAGGAGATCGACCGGTGGGGTATATATTCTATCCCTGTCACCGAAACCGACGCGCTCGATTCCGACGAAGTCACCGAAATGACGAAAGACATGACGGCGGAGGAGTTCGCACGCGAAATGATGTGCAGCTTCGACGCGCCGGTCGAAGGTTCCTATTACGGCGACGTGCTGAACTCGATTGATCTCGCGACACCTAGCCAGATTTGTGGCGTTCCGTACGACCCGAATGCGCTCGTCATGACATGGTGGGATTTGGGCATCGACGACGATCTGGTGATCTGGTTCGTGCAGCAATGCGGAAAGGAACTGCATGTCATCGATTTCCTTCAGAATACCGGTAAGGGTCTGGAATACTACGCTGCAGCGATCAAGGCCAAGCCCTATGCTTATGGCGTCCACGTCCTACCGCACGATATCAAGGCTCGAGAACTCGGCACAGGAGTTAGCCGCAAGGAAGTTCTCGACAAACTCCTTCCCAATATCTTCGTCTGTCCGAACCACACTGTTGAAGACGGGATTTCGGCTACGCGCGCCGCGATAAGGATGATGTGGTTCGACAAGGTTCGAACCGAAGCTGGCATGTCGGCGCTGCGGAACTACCACAAGGGTAAGAACGGAAAGCCGGTCCACAATTGGGCTTCCCACGCTTCCGATGCGTTGCGCGTCGGGTGCGTCTCATTGAACATGATCGCCGGGATGATCGGTGGTTCGAACGTAATTGGAATACACTCTGGTGCGTTGAAGCGTAACATTAAACGCATGTCATCGAGGAGAATCAGATGAACGTCATATCGCCTCCCCCGCTGATGAACGAAGCGATGGCCGACCCTTCGATGGAGCGCATCTTCAACACGGATATCATCGGAGCGTCCGCGAACACGCCCGATACGACAGACGCCATTACCGAACAGATGATGTACGCTTCGATTGTCCGTGAGATGATCGACGATTCCATTTCGTTCGAAGAGAGTGTTCTCCGCCCCGACCGCGAAGAGAACCTTGAGTACTTCTACGGCGAAATTCCCGAGCCGGAGGGCGATGGAAAGTCGTCGGCGGTGTCGACCGACTTCCGCGATACCGTAATGGCGATCCTTCCGAGCCTGATCCGTATTTTCACGTCGACCGAGAACGTCGTGAACTGCTCGCCGAACTACAAAGGCCAGGAAGAAATGGCCAAGCAGTGCACGGAGTATTTGGGCTACGTGTTCTGGGAAGACAACCCTGGCTTCCTGATCCTCCACGATATCATCAAGGACGCGCTGCGCTGCAAGACGGGCGTTATGCGCTGGTGGACGGACAACGAGGAGGAAGTCACCGAGCAAGAGTATCACAACATCGACCGGGAAGGGTTCCAATACCTCCTCAACGAGAATCCAACCATGGAAGTGCTCGACTACGAGCCCCATCCGTCAGTTCCGGAAGCTCTCGCAAGGCTTCGCATCCGCTTCACCAAGTCGAAGCCTCTCACACGCGTCGTTTCGGTTCCGCTCGATGAGTTCCGCGTGTCGCGGAAGGCGAAGGACGTCGAGAATGCGCCCCTGATCGGCCACGACCAGATCATCAACGTATCAGAACTGATCAAGCAGGGCTACACGATGGACGAACTGGCTGGTTACATGAACCAGTCGCCCGCGAATTATTCCATCGATCGCATATTCCGCAACGAGGGCCTGGACGAAGGCGACCTGACCGACGCTTGGGACGTCCGGTATGGTTGCTACTACATTCGGATCGACAAAGATAACGACGGGGTGGCGGAGCTACGTGAAATCCACACTGTCGGCGATAACCACAACATCATCTACGACGAAGTGGTACAATACACCAACTTCTCCGTGTGGTGTCCGGACCCCGAACCCCACACTTTGATCGGCGATAGCCCCGCCGACCTCGTCAAAGATATCCAGTACATCAAGACGAATATGCTCCGGGGCTCGTTGGATTCTCTTGCACAGTCCATTTGGCCTCGTACGGTGTTCAACCAGACCATTACGAACGCCGACGACGTGTTGAACGACGAGATTGGTGCCCCAATCCGTACGATGGGCAACCCGAGCGAAGCGGTGATGTCGATCAACCACAACTTTGTTGGCCAACCCGTGTTCTCTATGTTCCAAATTATGGAAGGTCTGCGCCAAGCCCGCACGGGCATTTCGGATGCGTCGAAAGGCGTCGACCCCCGCGCGTTGCAGTCCACCAATGTCACTGGTATTGACGCAATCGTGCAGGGCGCACAAGAACGCATCGAGTTGTGCGCCCGAATTCTCGCTGAAACCGGGATGAAGCAGTTGTTCCGCGGTTTGCTCCGCGAGGTGGTTGCCAACCCCAATCAGGAGCGCACGATCCAGCTTCGCGGGAAGTGGGTGAACGTCAATCCTTCCACCTACGATCCCACCATGCGCGTTTCGGTGAACCCGACCCTCGGGAAGGGCTCCGACATGACGCGGTTGACGGTTCTGCAGGACGTTAAGGCAACGCAGACCGCCATCATGACTCAATTCGGCGTCGAGAACCCGCTTTGTGGCATCCAAGAGTTCCGCAATACTCTCACTGACATTCTGGCCATAGCGAATGTCAAAAACGTGGGGCGGTATTACAAAGAAGTAGACGAAGCTACCATCCAAAGGATCGCCTCGACACCAAAAGAACCCGATGCAGCCACCCTTCTCGCGAAGTCCCAGATGGAGAAAAATCGCGTTACGATGGCTACGGAAATTTCGAAGTCGAATTTCCAGGACCGGAAGCTCCGTGTCGACGACGACTTCCGCCGCGACCAAATGATGGTCAAGGGACTTCTCGACGCCGCTTCCATCGAAGCCCAATACGCGGTGGACGTCAACGAGGCGGAGATCGAAGGCGAGAATACGCCGGAGTCAATCAACCAACCTTCGCCGCTTCAACTTCCCGACGCGGCGCGACAATTGATGGGAAGGCAGAATGAGGTTCAACCTGTTCAGCCCGGACAAGTCCCGGCTGGATAACTTCGAGACGGCTGAAAAGGCGGCGGAAGCACGGGCTCTTCTGAATAATCCTGTGCTTCAAGATGCCCTAAGTGATATATATTCCAGGGCAGCCGGAACCCTATCAACTGCTGACGTTGGTAGCTTGACAGCTACCACGGCGCATGCTACCATGCGAGCCATTATGAATATCAAGGCGCAGCTGGAAGAATACATCACCGACGATAAGATGCGTCAGAAATTCCAGAAGCCCGCGCCGTCAGAAACCAAGGGGTAATCAATGTCGGACGCAATGGAACAGGCCGCTCTCGCTTTCGACGAATCCATGAAGCCATCCCCGTCGAATGGCGGTTCCAAGCGTGACGATAACACCGGCCCCACCGAAGCTGTGTTCGGCAATGTCGGCGAGCTTGAAGTCGACGACGAGTCCCCCGCAAAGGGCGGCGGCGATGACGAGGAGGACATTCTCTATGGTAAAACCGGCAAAACCGATCCAAGGAATCCTCGCAAAGAAGATGGATCAGATAGCGACGGCGACGATGCCGACGGGGACGGCGACACTGAGGAAGACGAGTCCGACGACGAAGATGATGATTCTGGAGAAGAAGGGACCGAGGATGCCGAAGAAGCCGCTATCCTTGGGCGGAAAGTTGAAGTTACCGTTGACGGAGAACCGGTTGAAGTTTCCATAAAGGAAGCGCTCGAGGGTTACGTCCGCACCGAGACATTCCATCGGCGGATGAACCAGCTGGACGAAGCGAAGAAGATCGTCCGCCGCGCCGCTTCCGACGCTGTTCATAACTACGAGTACTCGATGAACATCGCCAAGCAGATGGAAGAGTACATGAAGCAGGTGATCCCGCCTGAGCCGGATTGGGATAAGGAATTTCAGGCTGACCCGGCGAAAGCCAGGGAACTTCAGCGCTACTACGAGAAGGCCAACGCCTTCAAGACCAGCATGAAGACGCAGATGGACGAAGCCAGCAAGAAGATGGCTGAGTCCAACACTGCTCAGCTGGCAGCATTTGCGGAAGAAGAAGCGGGCAAGTTCGAGGCCGCCAATCGGAAGCAGTGGACGGACCCCAAGAAGAAGGCCAAGGACCTCACTTCGATGAGGAAGACCGGCCTCGCTTCCGGGTTCACCGAGGAAGAACTGTCGCAGGTTTACGACAGCAGGATGCTTCAGGTTCTCTTGAAGGCGTCCAAATACGACCGTATGATGGCGGCAAAGCCCAAGCCCGTCGTCAAGCAGTCGAGCAAGCCGATATCTCCGGGAGCGGGAAGCGCACGACAGCGCACGGCTCACAAGGGAGTTAGCTCGGCAATGAAGAGGCTGAACCGCACTGGTAGCATCGAAGATGCTGCTGTAGTGTTTGACCAGATCATTGCAAGAGGATAACTCACCATGCCCAAAGTGGCGAACGCTTACACAACCTACAACGCGACCGCGAACAGGGAAGACCTGTCCAATTCCATCTACAACATCGATCCGTTCGACACGCCGGTTATGTCGCTGTCGCGCCGACGGAACGTCAAGAACCGGACTTTCGATTGGCAGAGCGAGTTCCTGCCCGCCGTCGATCCGAACAACGCCCAGATCGAAGGCTTCGAGCTGGCTCGTGCGGCTTCCACCCCGACCACTCGCCTTAACAACGTCACGCAGATTTCTAGCCGCGATGCTACCGTCACCGGCTCGCAGGAAGCGTCGGACGCTGCTGGCAAGGGCTCCGAAATGGGCCACCAGATGGCGATGAAGTCGAAGGTGCTCAAGAACGATATCGAAACCATCATGTGTTCCCGTCAGCCGCGTGTTGACGGCGCTGATGGTACCGCTCGAAAGACCGAAGGTATCGCCCATTGGCTCGGTCGCGCGACCGACAAGGCGGCTGCTGTTGCCGGCGCTGTTGCACCTGGAACGGTTACCGCTGGTTTGCCGGTTCTGTCCACCGACGCGTTCGCCGCTGTTGCTGGTGGTTCGCAGATTGCTCTCACCGAAGCGATGCTCGGTGATGCTATGCAGAAGGCGTATACCAACGGCGCTCGTCCGAGCAAGTGGGTGGTTCCTCCGGCTATCAAGCGGACGGTCAGCACTTTCGAGGGCCGCGGCATTTCGCAGGTTCTCGTCGGCAAGACCGAAGTGGTTGCAACCGTCGATGTCATCGCCACCGATTTCGGTCGGGTTATGGTGATGCCGTCGCTTTGGCTGGCGACCGACTTGTCGCTGTTGCTCGATCCGAACTACGTCGCCCTCGGCTACTTCCGGAACTTCCGCAACTACCAGATCGCCAAGATCGGCGATGCGGAAACCCGCTTGATCCTGGCGGAATGGGGTGTGGAGATGCGGAACCCGCTCGCCCACATTCTGTTCAACGGCATCAAGCAAGGCGCCGTTATTACGTAATCTTCCTCCCCCAGAACTCACCGCCCCCTTAATTGGGGGCGGTCTTTCGACATATCAGGAGGAAGAAATGGGTATTCGATCTGGATTGACGCTTCTCAGCAATGCGTCCACGCTCGGTAACGGCGCTGCCCAAACAGTTTCCCACGGCGGCACGTATCTGTACCAAATCGCCGGTACTTTCGGCGGCACCACGGCCAAGATGCAAATCTTGGGTCCGGATGGGACCACTTGGCAGGATTACACCGGCGTGTCGCACACCGCTGCCGGAATGATCAAGATCGACCTTCCCGCCGGGGCACAAGTCCGTTCTGTTATGACTTCTGGTACCCCGACGGCTATGTACGCGACTTTGGGGTTGGTTCAGAGCGCTGGCTAAGGGGTCGGCAATGCCCAAGAAGTATGAAGCGATCCGCGACAAGCTCGTGGATAAAGGCTTGACTTTGACTTCCGCCAAGACGAGTGCTGCGAGGATATTCAATTCGCAGCGCAAGCCTGGGCAGAAACCGGTAACGGGGAAGCATAAGGGCAAGAAATAACGGAATAGTCTGTTGGAACTTGACAGCCAGCCGGGGGTGTGGTAGTATGACGGAACGTAAGGTAGTGTACCGGAACGACGGTGCGGTTAAGCGCACCATGGTTTGGGAGGACGACGAACCGCTCAAGATACGCGTCTACACCGAACAAGACATGACCCAGACTATCGAGAATAACAAGGTCATGGCAGAACTCCACCCTAGACGCTCTACCAACAAATTGTTGGCGCGAGGGGTGCCTATCTCGGTCGCCGAACGAGCAATGCGGGAAGACTGGGATGACAGGGATTGGGCCAAATGGCTCGATGATCCCGATAACAAGGCATTCCGCGTTTGGCAAGGTAGAGTGGGCAAATAATGGGTACTTACCTCACCGACAAATGCACAGAAATCCGTAATTGGTTGGCGATCGGCTCGGACGTGTATCCGGACCCGGTTGTGACTGGTTGGATTCGCATGGCGGAAGAGCAGCTGTCGACGGCGCTTCGCGTCAAGCACATGATCCAGATCGACACCGCCACGCTCACCGTTGACCGTGTTCCGCTGCCCCGCGATTGGTTGGAAATCCGGTTGGCGCGGTTGTTTCCATCGAAGGCAGTTTGCCGGTATCAAACCCCCGACGCGTTTTTCAATTCTGAGTTCCCGGAAGCGCCCGAAGCGCCTTATCCAGGCCAGAAGAAACGCTACACCATCCTCGGCAATTATCTGTTCGTCGGTGAAGTTACTCCGACGCCGGGGCTGGAAGTCGAGTTGACGTACTATCAGAACATCCCGCCGTTGACCGACGATTCCAACAACTGGATCAACACTTACCATCCGACCGTCTACACGGTCAAAATTCTTCACATCGCGTCGATGTACGCCATCGAAGATGAGCGTGGTGCCACTTGGGAAGCGGAAGTGACCAAGAACATCGGCGTGATGAACCAAGCCCACAAGATCGACATGGCCAGCGGTTCGGTCCTTATGCCGGTTCGCAAGAAGACATTCGGATAACAGAGAGGTTACACCATGGCTATCACCTATTCTGACACGCTAAAGACCAACCGTCTGCAGATTATGTCTGACCGCATTGCCGGTAAGACTGCTGCTGCTGCGCT